CTACTCTCCCACGTATTTGGCCACGGTACTGGCTGATATCTTCAGCGCCTTGCCAATGGCGTAGTTCGACATACCCCCACCCTTTAGCCGGCGAATCTGCTCGATTTGCTCCTGGCTCTTCCCAGGTGTGCCGAGCTTGACACCGGCGGCCTTTTTCTTGGCCAGGGCCGCCTTGGTGTTTTCGGAAATCTTAATCAAGTCCTGGGCCGCGATGGTGGCCAGCATCGAGACGATGACGTCGCCAAAGGGGCCCAGACTATCGAGGTAGGGCTCGGTGAATGATTTATAATTCACACCATGGTCTTTCAGCTCCTTCAGGTAACGAAGCGTGGACAGGGCCCCTTCGCGCGAAAAGCGGTCGAGGCGCCAGAACACCACTAGGTCAAACTTCTTCTGATAGGCCTCCAGCAGGAGTTGCTTGAATTCCGCGCGGTCAGCCTTGCCGCCCGACTCCTGGTCGGTGAACACCTTATAGATGGCACCGTGGCGCTCGGCAAACTCGCGGAGCTGGTGCAGCTGGTTCTCGGTGTCCTGGCCTTTGTCTTTCGTCGACACCCGGGCGTAGATAGCTACTCGCATACTTGGACGTGTTTTTAAAAGCGAACAACTAAGTAAGTCGAGTCGGGTCTAGACATTTTAACGGCGTGGGGGAAACAAAGGACCGTGGGTGATGAAGAAATCACACAGAAGAGCGAGCACACATACTGCTAAGAACAAGTATCCTAGGGCGCGATAATTGAACCCTTTGCTGCCATCTGAATGCTGGACGATAAAAGGCTTGAAAAATGGGTTGCTCATACAGGCGTAAAGTATATAGTAAAGTACCAGGGCCTCTTTTGAAGGTAAGCGACCTTTTCTCAGCTTTTCATCGTGACAAAATGCGCTTTTCCTATTCAAATAAACCATCCAAAAAAGGGTCTACGAAAACGCCCCCAAAAACCTGCGTTTTCGGGGGCGTTTTCGTGGTTTTGGTACTAGTCCAAAATACGGTCGATTATTGGAGGGCTAGTTGGGCTTGATGGCTGACTTAGCCTTCACCTTTTTCAACTTCTCCTGCTCCCGGTCCAGACCGAGGAGGTCGAGCACCACTTCGAGCTGGGTCGGCCACTGTTCTACCTGTTGCAGTCGCTGGTCGAGGGAGACGAGCACCTGCACGAGCTGCGACTGGCTAGCCCCGCCGGCCAGCTCGCCGGCCAGCTCGCCCGAGGCAGTGCGCCGGTCGCCGGCCGAGGTGGGGCCGCCCTCGTAGAAGCCGCGCTGCCGGCGGGCCTCCAGCCAGTGCTCGACCTGCACCACCTGCGGGTCGGCGCGCATCCACTCGGGAATGACGTACTCGTTGGTGTGCACGATGCCGGCGACCTCCCGACCCTGGGCGTCGAGCAGCTGCCCGCCGGCACTCACGCCCAGGCCCGTGCCCTGGCCCAGCGCATTCCACATGCCCTCGGTGGCCAGCATCCCGCGGCCGGTGGGACCGCCCTCGTAGAAGCCCGCGATTTTGGCGCCGGCCGAGGCAGCCCGGGCTACGGCGAGGCCAGTCTGAATAACCCCCTGGGCCGTGCCGGCCGCCCCGGCGGTGACGCCGTTGAGCGGGTTTTCGCTGGCCGCCTTCCAGATGGCCTGAATCTCGGCCGCCAGGTTGATGCCTAGCTCGGCCAACTCGGCCGTTTTGCGCGCGGCCTTGAAGGCCTCGTAAGCCGCCGACTTTTTATCCAGCATGTCCTCGACCATGCTCAGCCCCTCGACCAGCAGGTGCGCGCCCTGGCTGGCCATCTTCTGGTTGAACTTGTCGAGGTCCTCTTCCTGAGCCTTTTTCTTTTTCACGTAGTCGCCGTCGACCTTGCTCAGGGCGGCGCGGATGGCGGCGGCTTCCTTCGTCTCGCCCTGGCCGGCCTGCACGAGTAGGGCCAGGCGCTGCTCCAGCCCCTGCTTTTGCAGGAAGTAGAGCTGCTCCTGGTACTCCTGCTCGCTGACCAGGCCCAGCGTGTGGGTATCCTCCAGGGCGGTGATGGCATCCTTGTTTTCAGCCTCTGCGGCGGCGAGTTTGTCCTTCAGCGCCTGCTCCTTGGCCTTTTTATCGTCCTCGTCGAATTTGAGCTGCAACTCGCGCAGCTTCAGGTCGCGCTCCTCCAGCACCGCCTGCAGGGCCTGGGTGTGGTCGCCGTCGAGCAGCTCCAGCTCGCGGTATTTCTTATCAGCGTCCTGCACGATTTTGCGCCGCTGCAGCTCGCGGCGCTTCAGCTCGTCGGTGTTGGCCGCCGCCTGGCGGGCCCGGTCCAGCTCGCTGGCCTGCTCCAGCACGTCGCCCTGCTCCTTGACCCAGCGCTTGAGGTCGGCCAGGTGCTCACGGTCGCGGCGGTCGCGCTCTGCCTTGGCTTTCTTGGCGGCGGCCTCGGCCTTTTTCGCGGCGGCGGCATCATCCGCGCTGTCGTCGGATTTCAGCTTTTCGCCCGCGGGGGCGGCCTCTTTCTCCTCCTCATCCTTGGCCTTCACCCGCGCCTTGTGCTCGATGTGGTTGTCCTTATTAGCCAGGTAGCCGGCGGCGAACTGGTTCGCCGCCCGGTTGCCCGCCTCCAGGGCCAGGTCGGCCGTCGCGCTCAGCGCCGACTTGAAGCCGGCGGCAATCTTGTCCTTGTCGAGGGTGAAAATGCCTACGAGGATGTCGCCGACGCCGCCCAGGATTTTGAGCGCATCGTCCTTTATCGAGACGAAGAGGCTCTTAATCACGTAGCCCAGCCCGCCCAGGATGCCGCGCAGCAGCTCACTCTTATTATACCAGTCGATGAACGTGTCGACGATGCCGCGCGCGGCCAGCGCCATCGTTTTGATGGGCAGCAGCAGCAGCGTCAGGGCAACCTTGAGCACCTCGACGGCAATTTTCACCGTGTCGGTTTTGTCGCTGAACAGGCCCAGCGACGCCAACACCTCGCCGATGTCGTGGTAGAGGTCGGCGAACACGTCGATGATTTCCAGGAAGAACGATTTGAGCGGCGCGGCGCCCTCCAGGAAGCGCCCCACCCAGCCCAGCAGGTTGCCCAGCATGGTGAGCAGCCAGGTAAAGACCGGGCGCAGGCCTTTGCCCACAGTGACCTCCAGCTGGCCGGCCGTGTCGCCCAGGTTGGACCACTGCCCCTCAAGCGTTTTGCTCACGGCGGCCGTGGCGCCAGCCACGCCCTGCATCCCACCGAAGGCCATGATGGCCCCGTTGATGGCTTCGGGCGTGTTTTTAACCGTCTGGTTCACGCCCTTGAACGAGAGGCTCACCTGGTCGCCCGACTTACTGGCTTTCACCCCAAATTCTTTGAGGCGCTCAAACTCCCCGCCGCCGGCATCGAGCACGGCCTCGGTGAGCTGGTCGAAGCTCTTGCCTTGGCTGGCGGCCAGGTCGGCCATTTTGGTCATCTCGGCCATGCTCGGGTTCAGGCCCCGGTTCACGAACTTGATGAACGAGCCCGTCAATTCATCCACCGAGAAGGGCGTTTTAGCGGCCATGTCCTGAATGTCCTTCATCGCTTTCTGGGCCTTGCTCTTGTCGCCCAGCGCGTTGGTCATCACCGTTTCGTAGGTTTCGAACTTGGCCGTCGTCTCGGCGATGTCCTTGCCCACGTCGAGCAGTTTCTCGCCGATAGCCTCGATACCGCCGCCGGCCGCGAAGGCCACGGCGTTGCCCAGGGCCTGCTTGAAAAAGCCCGACTCGTGGCTGGCCCCCTTCATTTCCTGGCTGATGCCCGCGATGCGGTCTTGCAGGGCGTGGTAGTCGGCCAGCAGCTTTTTGCGGCCCGGGGCGTCGCCATTCATGTTTTCGAGCTGGTGCTCGAGCACGCTCGCCGCCGACTTCATATCGGTGAAGGTGGCGCTGAGCTTCTTGCCGTTGAGAATGACTTCGGTGTTCTCCTTATTCAGCTTCTCGGTGGCCAGGCGCACTTCCTCCTCCGTCTGCACGTAGGTTTTCATCTCCTTGCGGGCGCTGGCCACGCGCTCGCTCAGCACGTCGAAGTCGCGCTTGAGGGCCGCCCGGCGCGGGTCGTCCTGGGCCATCTTGGCCAGCTGGTTGGTGAGCAGGGCCACCCCGGCGCCCATGTCCTTAATGCTCGCGTTGGCCTGCTGGGCATTAAGCTTGATAGTTAACTCTCTTTCTTCGTTGGTCATGACTTACAGGGCTAAGCTGGTTTCGCCCGGCAGGGCAGATAGGACTTTAGGCACGAGCACCTGGCCGTAGAGGTCGAGCATCAACTCGGCCAGGCGCAGGGTCTGGTGGGCGATTTCTTTCGAGTACCAGGGGCGGGCCTTGCGGGTGCGGCGCCGCAGCTGGCCCCGGGTGTTGCGCACCCGGGCATAGGCGTCGCTGCCCTTGCGCTGGCCGGCGGCCATGCCCCGGCCCACGCCCATGTCGACGAACTGCCCATACAAAGCGTAGCTCAGGCGCAGCTTGAGCTGGTCGCCCTGGGCCTCGCCGATGACTTGTTTTTTGAAGCTGGCCAGCAGGGCCCCGGTATTGACGATGCGCAGCTTGCGCAGATTGGCCACGAAGTGCTCGATGGTGATGTCGAGCCACTCGACGGCGAGCTGGCGGGGGGTGAGGGTGGCACTCATAAGCGGCAGAAGCGGTAGGTGTAGGCGGCCGTGGCCAGCGAAAGGCCCGTGGTGGGTAGGCTCAGGGAGACCTTCTCCCAGAGGTATTTGCGGTTCTCGACCAGCTCCTTGCGGGCGGGGTCGAGGGTGAGCAGGTCGGTGATGCCGAACTGCATGGTGCCCTCCCGGGTGGCGGCCCGGTCCAGGAAGGCCAGCCAGCCGGCGTGCCAGGTGGCGTAGAGGCCGGTGGGGCCATCCCAGCGCAGGGTGCTCTGGCCCACTTGCCGGCCGGCGTAGTTGCGCGCATCCCAGGTGGCCAGTGGGTAGGGCTGGCCGGCCGAGTCGGGCTGCAGGCCGCGGTCGTAGAGCAGGCGCAGGCCGCAGCGCGCGTCGTCGCCGTTGTCGAAGGCCGGGCTGGCGCCCTTGGCGGCCACGGCCGGCACCAGCCACTGGCGGCCGGCGCTGAGTGGGTCGGCCTCAGCCAGCACGTGCAAGGTGCCGGCGCCGGTGCTGATGGTCTCCTTGCCCTTGCCCACCACGAGCTTGGCCCAGCCTACGTCGAGGGTTTTGTTCAGCTCGTCGTCTTGCTCGAGGCCCATCTGCAGCGTGAAGCCAGCACTGGTCACGGCCGTCGTCTTGGCCAAGCCCGCGCTCACGCGGTCGACGTAGGCCGGGTCGGCGATGACGTCGCGCAGGGCGCGGATGCGCAGCTCGCGGCGCACGGGGTGGAAGTCGTAGGCCAGGCCGTAGACTTTCTGCAAGTCGACGAGGAACTCGGCCACCGGCACGTCGGGCACGTGGCGGTTGAGGGCAAACTCGGGCAGCACCTGGCCGGCCGCATCCTCGGCCGCCCGGTCGGAGTAGACGATGGCCTGGCGGGCCTCCTCGGTGGCCAGCCAGGGCCCACTCACGGTGTAGCCCAGGGTGCCAAACACGCGCTGCAGCAGCGGCACCAGCCGGGGAAAGGGCACCAGGGGCGCGTGCTTACCGCCCGGGCTGAGTTGGTAATCGCCATTGGCGTAGTAATTAACCACTTGCCCGTAGCTGGGCACCTTGTCGGCGTCATAAAACAGGGCATTGCGCAGGCACGGCAGGGCGTAGTCGGCCGCGTCGGGCCGGCGCTCCAGCACTACCGAGCCCAGCTCCAGGCCCGGCAGGCTCAGGCCCTCCAGGCGGCTGGCCAGGTCGGCCGCGTCGGCCACGAAGGTGTACTCGTAGTGGCCGGCCGCCTCGTCGCAGTCTAGGTACACCAGAGCGCCCACCCAGCGCAGCACGCCCTCGACGTAGAGCTGGCAGGGCACGTCGGCGATGCGCTCGCCCTGGGCGGCGCGCAGCTCGGGCCAGCCCAGCCGTACCTGGTTGGTGGGCGACAGGGCCAGCCCGAACGGGTAGGTGGTAGTGCCCGGCACCGAGTCGGCTGAGAAGTAAGGGTTGTTTACCTCCAGGGTGAGCGTGGCCGGCACCAGCTCGAGCCAGCCGGCGGGGATGAGTAAGCCTATCATAAAGCAGGGGTGTAGAGGCGCTCGGTAGTCAGATAAAACTCGAATTCCTGCACCTGCACCAGCTTGCTCTCGTCGAGCAGGGGCGCGGTCTTGGCCTTGAGGTAGCCCGGCAGCCAGCGCTGGCCGGCCAGCAGCAGCACCCGCTTGCTGAGCAGCAAGTCCTGGCTGGCCAGCAGCTGGTCCCGGGTGCGCTTGCCGGCGGCCACCTTCAGCACCGGGCGCAGCGCGCGCGCCTGCACGGCCACATCGCCCAACTGCGGGTCGTAGCCGGGCGTGGGCACCAGCGCCGACTCGCTGCCCGTAACCTCGGCGTCGGTCTGGGCCTCGCCCAGGGCGGCGTAGGTGGCCATGCCCCCCAGGCTCGTGGCAAAGAGGAAGTAGCGCCGGTGCGGGTACTGGCGGCGCTCGCGCACGAAGCGGCGCGTCTCGCTCAGGGCCGTCAGGCCATCGGCCGACGTCACGCGCGCCTCCCACCAGCTTACGGGCTTGCCCAGGCCGCCCAGGCCCAGGGCCTGGTAGCCCACGGGCAGGCAGTACACTTCAAAGTCTCGCACGCCGGGCTGGCGGCCGGCCACCAGGGTCTGCTCGGAGGCGTCGGTGAAGCCTACGCGCACCTGCACCCGAAACTCGCCCGGGGCCTTGCGCACCATATAATACAGGTACTCGGGCTGGTCGTCGAGCGCGGCCTTGACGGTAGGCTCCCAGGTCAAAAACGGCTGCACCCGGGGCTGGTAGTCGGTAAACCAGGCGTCGCGGCTGGCCTCGTAGAAGTTGAGTCCGCCGTGCAGCACGTAGCTGCGGCGCAGGCTGAAGCTGGGCTGAGGTGTGGGCACGGGCAGGCCGTACTGCTCGGCGTGGCGCAGGAAGTAGCGCCGAAACAGCGGCGTGGCCCGCTCTATGGCCACGAGGCCCGGGGCCGGCACGTGGGGCTGCAACAGGGCCGCCAGCAAGGCCTGCACCTGGAACACCGTGCGGCCGTCGCGGTCGGCGGGCTGCTCGAGCGTGGTGCCTACCTGGGTGAAGACGCCGCTGAGGTACTCCAGCTCGACCCACACCTCGCACAAGAACGACAAGTTGGGCTTGCTGGCGGGGTTGGCGCGGTAAGCGGGGCCGGCATCCAGGGCCAGGGGAATGGCGTTCTGGCTCCAGTCGTAGCGGTAGGCCGAAAGGGTAACTTCGATGCGCTTGCTGGCCCCGTGGGCGTCGGTGACCACGCAGAAGTAGGTGCCCGGCCCCAGGCCCTGGCGGGTGGGCAGGGCCGAGCCGTCGTCCCAGGCGTACTGGTAGGGCGGCACGCCCCCGCTCACGGTCAGCGTGATGCTGTCGTCGGTGGTGGCCACCTGCACCAGCAGCTCGGGGTCGGATTTCACTACGGCCCGCACTGTGACGTTGGCCAGGGTGCCCAGGTCGCGCACCGTGCACACGTAGGTGCCGGCTTTTAGGCCCGTGCGGGTCTCGCCCGTGCCGCCGTCGCTCCAGGTGTAGAGGAAGGCGCCCGGGGGCGGGGTGCTGCCGCCGCTGGCCACGAGGGTGATAGCCCCATCGGCCGCGCCGAAAATCGTGGCGTCGGTCACGTCGGCCCGGGCAAAGACGGGCGAGACGTTGTCCTGGCGGCCGGTGAGGGCGAAGCCCGGCTCGACCGGGTAGCCAGTGCTGAAGTCGAGCGTGTTGGCCGCCCCGTAGGTAGTAGCCTCGACGTCGAACTCGACCACCGGCATGGCGGTCGAGTTATAGGGGTCGGGCCGTGTGCCGGCCTTGCGCGGGGCGCTGAGGCGAAACGGCAGGCCCCGCGCAAAGATGGCGGACCCCAGCACGGCCAGGATGTTCTGGACGCACTGCATCACGTACTCCTCGCCCACGCTGGCATTCTGCGGGTCGGGCACGATGAACTCGTTCGGTCCCCCACCCCGGCGAAACTCCAGGGTGGTGCCGGCCAGCACGAAGCGCACGGCCAGGGTTTGCGACCCGCGCACGTTGCTATCGTGCGAGAGGGCCGCCTGGATGGTCATTCTTGCGTATTGCTCGCCGGCCATGTCAGATAGTGGTAAAGGCCGTGGGGTCGTAAGTGAGCGACCGGGTGGCGGGGGTGAAAAACTCGAAGTCGAAGCGGGTGCCGTACCAGGTGCCGTCGCCGATGGGGCCCACGGCGTCGAGGGCGATGCTGCTCAGCACCAGCCGGACTTTGGGGGTGCTTTCCAGCTCGTGGCGCACGGCGCCCAGCAGCTGCTCGCCGGTGGTCTCGGTCTCGTCGAGGATGCGCCAGGCGTCGCGCGTGGTCGGGGATTGGGCCAGCACGAAGAAGGCCCCGCGGCGCCGGAGCTGCTGGTTGTCGCCCTGGTTGTCCTGCACCTGGCTCTGGAGTGATTCGAGCACGAGCACGTGCTCGCCCGAGTCGGCCGTGAGGTAGCGGCTGGTGAGCATCTCCTCCATCTCGGCCAGGTCGGCCAGCTTCTGGATGGGGTCGACCGAGACGATAATGCGGGCAAAGCGGGGCGCCTTGTCGTCGTGGCGAATGCGCTTGTGAGTCTGGGCCAGCTTGTAAAAAAGGCCCTCGTAGGCGGCGTTACGCATGTTTTGACTGCTTTTTGAGGCGGTTGTATTCGACGGCGGCGTCCTGTAGCTCGGCCAGCACGAGGCGCAGCGGTTGCTGGGCGGTTTGCTGCACGGGGCCGAAGGCGCCGCCCGATAGCTTGCGCAGCACCCGGCCCCAATCGGGCGGGGCCTGCCGGGCCTTGCTGCCGGCATCTTCCTCAGCCGCGGCGAACACGTCGGGGAACTCGTCGGCGAGCTGGGCCCGGCAGCCGCGCCACCAGGTGAGCACGGCTAGCTTTTCCACCTGCGGCACCCGGGCCACTTTGAGCGTGCGCCGGGCGAGCTGGTGCTCGTTGAAGGGCAGGCGCACGTCGCCGTTCCAGTCGGGCGCGTCGGGGTTGGCCCCAGCCCGGGCGGGGCGGTAGAGCACGGTCAGGAACTGGTCGAGGGCCGAGGCCTGGCCGTGCTGGCAGTAGAGCACGAAGAAGGTATCGGCGAACATGAACTCGCCGAAAAGCAGGTTCTGGAACTGCCCCAGGGGGGCGTACCAAATGGTGGGCCGGCCGGCGCGGCGCTCCACGGCCAGGGTCGTCAGCAGCTGCTCGGTGAGCCGGTGCTGCTCGCTGGCCAGCCAGTCGGTCAGGGGCAGGAGTTGGCCGAGCACCACGGGTGCCAGGCCGGCCAGCAGGGGCAGCGGGTAGCCGCTCAGGGCCGCCAGCAGCCGCAGCCGGCGGTCGGGGGTGGGCTTGGCGTAGACCGCCGGCAGCAGGCGCAGTAGTTGTTTGCGCGTGAGCTCGTCCCAGCTCGCGGGCACTTGTCGGGTGAAAGTGCCGATTTGTAGCGTTTCCATGCCCCGAAGTTGCCGGTGGCTGCCTCGGGCCGAAAGGACACAAAAAAGCCCCAGTCAGTGGGGCTGAGGCAGGGCAGCTTCAGTAAGTTAGGATAAGAGCGTGCCAGGACTCATCGACTTAGATTTGTGCTGGACAGCAGTTTCCTACCCTTGCTACATGACCCCTACTCAACAACGTCGTTACGAAACGCTAGCTGCTTGGCTGATTTTCATCGTCAATCTCGCAGTATGTACAGTTGGCAACTATCTCACTAAACAAGGCTTTTGGATGGTAAACATGTCGCGAACCCTACTCGTGGTATCGATGCTAGTTTACGCCTGGTTTCTTTGGATAGCCTACTGTGTCGGCAGAGGTCGCCGCTGGGCAAAAATCACCTACATCGTACTCACCGTCTTGGGTATGTTGTTCGCGGCGCTTGACTACAAACGACTGGCTCCTAAGCTGTTTTTCTCAACGGCTTCCACGTTCAGCTTCTTCGTGCAGCAGGTATTGTACATAGGAATCTGCTGGCTCATTTTCTTAAGCTTGCGCAAGGTTACACCAGACACGGACGTAGTTGCTAGCCAGTAGTTCTACTCACAAAAAAGCCCCAGGAGTCGGCCTGGGGCTTTTTTGTGAGTAGAACTACAACTCAGGGTCTAACTCCCGCACCCGCTTCTCAAGGGCAGCTATGACCTCCACGAGCTGGTACTCAAACTTGGCGAGTGGCACCAGTGGCTGGAGGTTGTAGCGCTGGAGGATTTCGTATAGCTCTACGTCGTCGATGGCCAGGGGCTCCACGAGGGGCGGCGGCACTTCGCGCTGGGGCTTTTTGCCTTTGGGCTGCTCGTCGGCCAGCTCGTGGCCAGCCTCGTCGGGCATCGGAGTGCGGCCGAAGCCGATGGGGGGCTGGTTCTTGGCCATACGTCGAGCAAGCTGGGGAAATCGCTGCTGATACCTATGAGCCGTTCGCCCTAGTATACGGGTCATGCTCCCGCTCTACTCCCCAGCCGTATTTCGACGGCCGGGGCGAACGAGTATTCTTTCATTAGGTATCAGCGAGGCGAAGATAAGCAGAAGGCCCACCTGCATCTGGTGCAGGCGGGCCTCTAAAATTGGCTTAGCGCGGTGGGGAGCTGCTACCGCGATTCACGGTGGGGCCTCTCGGCTACCTACTCCATCCGCGCTGGCCGGGTGAAGGTAGGACGCTAAACGATGCGGCGCATCACGTAGTGATATACATTCTGGCCACCCACGGTAATAGCATAGGCATTGACGAACTGCCAGCCCTGTGAGCTCATGTAATTGAGCGCATCAATCACAGAATTAAAACTTTGAATCTTCCCGTCTTCGGAGCGAACTACCCCTCGGTCGCCAAAAAACTTTGTCTCCTGGCCGTAGTCAACGGTGATGGAAACTTTCGTTGAAAAGGGCTTAGCTGAGGCCAGCACCTGGCAGTACTGTTCGGTCTGTTTTAATTGGTTGGTGCTCTGAGCAGAGACTGAAAGAGAGCAGAAAAGAGCAATGAGGAGAATAAAAAGTCTGTTCATACTATGCTTAGTAAATGAAATGTGTCTGCAAACATAAACAAAAAAAGGCTCCTAAGTAGGAGCCTTTTAAGCTGGCGTCTAATATACTAGACACTTATTTTTAGTGCGCTAGCTATCCTGCTGCGGAAGTGCCACAATAGCCCCAGAAGTAGGAGCAGCACAAGCAGCACGCAGCCAACACCTAGCAACCAAGGCGGCAGGCCCGTGTGGGTAGTGGCCCCGGCCTTGGCGCCGGGCGCCGTACCCAGGGCGCCGCCGTGCTGGCCGGCCTGGGTGTAGTCCTGAGCCTGGCTGGCCCCGGCGGCCACCGGCGCCCCGGCCTTGGGGGCGCTCACGTTGCCGGTGCCGACCTGGAGGGTGACGTGGCCTTTGATTTTGACCTTGCCGGTGTGGAGCTGGCGGGCCACCTGGGCGTGGATAGTCGAGTCGAGGGGCTGGCTGAGCATGCTGGCCATGTCCTGGCTGCCAGCGCAGTTGGGCAGGGTGGTAGCGACCAGAGCGATGCCGGCCACGAGGGCGAGTAGGCGGTAGAGAAAGTTCACTAGTTCCAGGGGAGGTAAACGGGTTGGAGGTTCGGCCGCACCCGGGCGTTGTGGCGCTGGGCATGGCGGTAGTGGTGGCGGGCCGGCCGCGGGGCGTGGGCCAGGTGCGGCGGCTGCACGGCGCAGGCGCTGGCCAAGAGTAGCAAGGCCAATAGCAAGTATTTCATGGTCAATGGCTCCAATTAGAAGCAGCGTGGATTTCGCCGCGGCCGCGGCTGAGGCGGTGGTTACCGGCGCGAGTGCCCGAGCCGGTATTGCCTTCGATGGTCACAAAGCCATTGCGGGTCTTGAGCTCGACGCAGCCGATATGTCCAATCCGGCCCGCCCGAGCACTCCAGAAGCCGACGCGGTCGCCGGGCTCAATGTCGTCGACACTACCCCGCACACCCAGAAAAAACAAGGTGCGCGGGCTCGTGAGCAAGAACCAGTACCGCGCGCCGCCAGCGGCCGCAGGGAAGGGTAGCCCGCAGCGGGCGTTGGCCGTAGCTTGGAACGAGCCGCAGTACTCGCTGCCCGGGGCGTTGCCGGTGGTGCGCTGGTAGCTCTCAATTTCTTTGCCCCGGTTGTAGCCGTGCTCGCGCACGCCTAGCTGCGAGCGCTCCCAGTCGAGGATGCGGGTAACGTTAGCCTGGGGCCTTATGCCGCCTGGCTGGCTCCGTGCCACATGATGGCAAAGCAGAGCAAGTAGGCCGACCACAAGAACGCGAAAAACTGCATTTTTTGCCACGGGGTGAGGGATAAGAAGGTGGTGGTGAAATTTCTGCGCAGCCAGCGCGGAATGATAGGCAGGTTGAATCGGAGGCCCAGCCAGAGATAGCCGTGGGCGAAGGCGAACACAAAGGCTGTGAGTACCACCTTGTGGAGCTGGGTGGCCGTGAGGGGCGCCGCATCGGGGAAGTACCAGTCGAAGGCCAGCTGGATGGGATACCACAGCAGGGCGATGAGGGCTGCCAGGTGCAGCTCGTTGTGCCTGAGCAGCCAGCCGTAGAGCAGCTGGTACCAGGCCAAGTTTTGGGGGTTGCGGTCGTGCAGGAATGCGCGCATAGAAAAAAGGTAAAAGGGTGATTAGTCGGGAGTAATGGGCCGGAAATTGGGCGGATGGGGCAGCTTGCCCTGCATGGCCTGGCCGTAGAGCCACTTGTCCATCGCGGTGAAAGCGCGCTCCAGGGCGGCGTAGGCGCGCTTGAGCACAGCGGTTTCCTCCGTTAGGTGCTGCACCAGGTTGGAGTAGCCCTTCAGGTCGGACTTGACGGTGGCCAGCTCCGTGCGCAGGGCGGCCGTTTCGGCCCGACCTGCCTGGATGGCATCCTCTACTTGCTTGAGGGTGCGTACTAAAAACCAGCCGAGTAGCATCAGCAGGCCGGTACAGATGGTAATGGCCAGGGCTAGCACCATGTCGTTGCTGCTGCCGGTGAGCGTAGGAAGGTGAGGCATGGCTAGCAGAATTTCCAGACTTTGGAGGTGGTAGAATTGACGACCACGGCTGGCCGATTGGGCGGGGTGTAGGCCGGGGAGCCGTAGTAGGTGGCGAAGCGCGTGGCGGAGGCCACCTCGTCGAGGTGCTCGCTGAGCTGGCGCAGGTAGCGCTCGCCCACGGCGCGCGCCTGCTGGGCTTTCTGGTAGAGCAGCTCGCTCAGGCCGGCGTCGGCTTCCTTGGCGTTGGCGTCGTCGGGGCGCTGGATGGCCAGGTCGATACCATCCGGCGTCAGGCGCAGGCTCAGCGCCGGCACGGCCCCAGCGATGGTGAGGCTGGCCAGGGCCGGGTACACGTAGCTGCGCAGCAGGTTCTCGTTCTCGCTCGTGAGCGTGCGGGCCTCGACTTGCTCGCGCAGCTCCAGCAGAAAGTTGCTGCCCAGCACCGTGCGCAGCTCGAAGGTTTCCACGCGGCGGCGCACCGGGCGCAGGGCCTCGAACACGAGCCAGGAGGCGCCGATGTTCTCGTACTCCTGAAAGTCGGCCGCGCTGGTCAGCAGCTCGCGCCGGTGCCGGCGGCCGGCCGGCGAGGCGGCCCAGGCCATTAGCTCGGGGGCGGCAGCCTGGTGGTCCTCCAGCCACTGCAGCAGGGTGGTGAGCCCGGCGTAGCCCCGGCGCTGGTGCAGGGCCTGCAACTCGCGGCTCTGCCACTGGAAGGCCGTCTTGATTTTGTCGGTGCTAACGATGTGCACGCCCGTGCCGTCGATGCTCACCTGGTGCGTGGTGATGCCGGAACTAGCGGCCAGGCGCGCAAGTGGCGCCTGCACGGCGCGCAGCAGGCCGGCGGCCGGCGTCGAGGCCGTGGGGTCGAAGCCGGGCGCGTCGTAGGCCGCTTGCAGCCAGGTGTAGAGTGGCAGGCCCAGCAGGGGGGCGATAAGCGTGGCCTCGGTTTCGGCCAGCTCCAGCACGAAGCTGGGCGGCAGGCCAGTCTTGACGTTGAAGTCGGCCGCCACGTAGGCCTGGAACTCGGCTAAGGTCTTGAGTAGCATCAGGCATCGGGCTTTTTAGAGGTCTCCTTGTTGGCGTCGGCCGTGTTGACCTGGGGGTTGAGGAAGCGGAACTCCAGCTCGGGGTCCCAGCCGTTGTAGTCCCTGACGAAGTGCAGTATTTCCAGAATCAGGTCTTGGTAAAAGCTGTGGGTAGCCACGAACACGTTGAAGGCCACGCGCTTGTCGGAGCCCGAGCCGGAGCCCAGGTCCTTGCCAGGGCTGATGCCGGAGAGGGTGGGGTCTACTTGCAGGGCGGTGTAGAAGTGGCTGGCTGCCTCCTGCGAGTCCTCGATGTACATGCCCGACTTAATCTTGTCGTCGATGGCCGTGACCGTGAACACCTTAATGGTTTGGCCCGGGTTCTGGGGGTCGGGCATAGTCACGCTCAGGATGGACTTGCCGGCGCCGGCCGTGCCGGCCATCGTCTGCTCAAAGGCATTCAGCTCCTCGTTGATGATTTGCTTGCGCTCGCCGTCCTTCTTCTCCTTCCAGTCGGGGTATTTCCACTCCCAATAGCGCACGTCGGCCTCAATGAGGTACTTAATGCTGAGCTGGTTGTCGAAGAGCTGCTTCTTAAAATCGGGCACGGCCTGCGCCACGTCGAACCACTTGCTCTTGATGATGACGCTCCAGGCCGCCAGCTGGTAGAGGGCGTTGCCGGGGCTGGGCAGGGCTAGGGGCCAGATGTACTTGAAGCCGCGCTTGTCGGCCCGCAGGGCCTCCACGGGGGCGAAGTAGGGGTCGAGCACCGGCACGCGCTCGGTGTAGCCGTCGCCGGGCTGGGCGGCCGGCCAGTTGGCCGAGATGTACACCCAGGGCGGCACGGCCTGGCCCGGCTGCTGGGCCGAGTAGCGGCAGAAGGGCGCGTCCTGGATGGTGACGCTCGTTATCTGGCTGCGGTCGTTGCTGAGCACCAGCTCGGGAAAGGCCTGGGCCAGGTACACCAGGCCCTGCAAGCCCTCGAAGCCGAAGCGCGAGAGGTTGCTGCGGCGGAAGAACTCGCCCACCACGGGGTCCTTGGCGCGCTGAAAAATCTCGGAACCGTCTGGCTTGTAGCCCGTGACCTTGCCGTAAATCAGGCCGCTGCCATAAATGGCGCGGGTTTTCCAGTCCAGTACGGGGCCCAGGATGGTGCTCTTAGCAATAGCGGCCAGCACCTGCTGCGGATAGTCATTGCCCGGCCCCCAGGGTGCGACGATGCCCTGGGTAGTGGCCTTATCGACCGGCGAGGAGGGCGCCACGCCGCCGGGCTTGAGGGGCGCGGCTGCACTGCCGGCGCCGCTGGCACCTAGCGCGCCGTTGAGGCGCACGGCGGCACCCAGGCCCCGGTGGTAGGCAATGCCGTTGCCGGAAAATACCAGTTGCTGCATCACAGGTAGACTTTGCGCCCCGCGACGTGCGTGAGCAGGTAGATGTGAATTTTCTTCAGCTCGCCCGTGGCCACGTCCACGAGGTTGCGGGTGGCGTTGAGCCAGTGGGCGGGGTCCTTGGTGCCGGTGGGCACGGGCACCTGGCCGTCGGCCGCCACGTCGGCGCGGTCGGCGGCGGTTTGCTCGGCGGCCGTGGGCGCTCGCAGCGCGGCCTGCTCGGTGGCGCGCTGGCCCGGGCCGATGCGGGCGCCGCTTAGCTCGCGGAACTCGCCGCCCGTGCCGCGGCGCCGGTCATAGGTGACCCAGCGCACGGGCACGGGCGCCGGCCCGTTGAGCAGGTCCAGGGCGTCCCTGAGGCGGATAGTGGGGGAAGTCGGGGCGGTCATTGGTGCCACGAAGTACCCGCCGGTCAGAACCCGATAAAAGGACAGGAAAACCCGCCAGCGACGCCCAAAATGGGCAAAAGTCCAATCTCAACGCGAAGTGCCCTGGCGCGCTGGAAACGGCGATTTTGGGCCGTTTTGGCGTTCGCCAGTCTCACAGGTCGCGCAGGATTCCCCGGCTTGCACTGTCGGCCCCAGGCAGTTGCCTGGGGCTGCCTCGGGGGATATCTGCCCGGGGGTCCGCCGACCGGAGCTAGCGGGGTGCTTTCTTTGCGAACGCGCATGGCCTCTCCCCTTCCTTCCTCCCTTCTGTGCCTGCTGCTCACGGGTGCCTGGTGCTTGCTACCCTCCCCGGCAGCCGGGCAGCAAGCGCCTCTTAAGCGCAAGCCTGTGGCTACTGCCCCGCGCCAAACACTCTTCCCCGATACGCTGCACGCCCAGCCCTTACTTGTGAGCTACTGGACGCGGGCCCAGGTCGACAGTATTCAGCAGAGCCTGGGCGACGACCGGTACGAGCGGTCACAGATGCTTCTGGACTCAACCGGCCGCTACCGGGTATTACGTAGCGGTGAAGACGGAGACCCACACTTGTTTTATCGCCCACTCTCCGCCGCTGCCCGCTGGATAGAATTTGACTTAAACCCTTGGCTCGAAAGCTACAAGGAGCTTAGCTACTTTAACGCCTACGTTGTGCAGCTAGACCAGCGAGCACCGGAGGAAATTATGGTGAAGATGGGTGGCGGCAGCTATGGCTCCGGCTACCGCACGACGGCTGACCATACCCTGTTCCTTTCCATTGACGGCCCGCCGCGCCTGCTCTGGCATAGTATCGACAGCCGCGTAGAAGAGATTGTCCCCTATGAGTCCAATAAAAAAGGGGAAATGATAGGCGGGGGCTACGTCGAGCAAGAGCGCACAGTAGCCATGCGCCAAGGCCTGGTATACGTGTCGCCCCTTAAAAAAAGCGATAAGTTTGATATTGCCGACCCGAAGCCTACGCCCATCACACCGGGTTACTACCAGTACCGGGGTGGCCGTTTTCGGCGCGTCGCAGCGCCCCCCAAGGTGCTTAAACCTAAAAAGCCCCAACCGGCTGGCTGAGGCTTTTTGGGCAAACGACCGAGGCAGCGTTAGGCAACTCCTTAGCTGGAGTAGAGGCCGAGCTGGCTGAAGTCCACTTGGGCATTGACGATGTCGGTGCCGCAGGAGAGGAAGTGCAGGTCGATGTTGTCGGTGTAGTGGGTGGCGTGCTCAGCCGGGAAGCTCTCCTTGCGCTCGCTGGCCTTGACCTTGGTGATGCGCCCCTTGCTGTCCTGGGCTACCGGGGCCAGCAGCATGGCCGTGATGCCATCCTTGCAGCGCTCCTTGTTGAAGCGCTGGCGCAGCAGCTTAGGGTCCTTCTCCCCGAGCAGGTCCTGGGCCAGCAGGTAGCGGGTGGGGTGGCCCGGGATGCGGCCCAGACCGAAGCGCTGGATGCGCCAGCCCCGCTTGCTAAAGGCCCGCATGAACGCCTCGTTGAGGGTGAACTCGCTATCAGGCCGGCGGGCATCGCCGGCCTCCTCGTCGGCCAGGAACTCCACCTCCCGCCGTAGGTGGGTGCGGTAGTAGTCGCAGATGTTGCCCACCAGCTCATCGATGAAGGCGGGGAACTTGACGTGGAAGCCCCCCAGGTGGCGGTACTCCCCCACGTCGCGGTGGGGCTGGCCCACCCACGAGGTGGTGATACGCGCCCCGAAGTCGACCGAGATGCGTAGGGGCTGGTGGGCACGGCAGTCGCTGTCGAGGCGCGAGTCGGGCTTGTCCACTAGGCCCTTGAGCAGCTTGAGGTGGTGGCCCAGGCCTTTCTCGTCGACCAGGCCCAGCAGGGTGTCGTCGGCGGCGCACTCCTGCACGTGCACGGCCTGGTTGAGCAGCGGATAAAAGCCGTTTTTGACCGTCGTGGGGCGGCGGTTCATCATCTCAATCTGAAACGTGAAGTCGGTCATAAACCGGCGCTGGTCGAGCAAATACTGCAAGCCCAGGTGCTGAATGTTATCGAAGGCGTTAGCCTCCGAGTAGAAGGTGCCACGGGCCGCTTTGGAGGGGAAAAAGCGCACCTTTTCCATCAGGGGCACTACTTCGTCGCGCCACACGGCCAGCATGGCCTCGTCGCCCTCGCTGTTGGCGTCCAGGAAGCGCACCTGCGCATCGAGCAGCTCGCGGCGCTGCTCTACGAGGTCGATGCCCTCATTTTCGTAGTAGTTGGCCTTCTCCAGCAGCCAGCGCCCCTGGTCACCCCAGGGCATCGAGCTGAAGAGGAAAACGCCGTGGTGCATCGGGTTTTTGCCGAAATACTGCCCGTTACCGCGGTTGGTGGCCGACAAGTCGGCATCGAGCTTGGTCTTGTCGAAGAGCAAGGCCTCGTCGCCGATAAAGCCGTCCACGTTCAGGCCCCGGCTGGCCGAGCCACCGGCATCGAGGCTCACCAGGTGAAAGCCCGTGCCATTGCGGAAAATGATGAAGTGGTCGTAGCTCAGCGGGCCCTGGAAGGGATGCTCCCAGTTCTGGGAGGGCGGTGGCTTGCGCCCGATGTAGAAGTCGCGCCCCAGCTTATAGCCCAAACGCTCCAGGCTGGCCACGGTCGAGGGCAGCGTGCGGGTGAGTACCTGCTTGTAGGTCGAGCCCACGATGACCCAGCACGAGCGGGGCATGGTCGTCACGATTTTGTGCATGTCCCAGGCAATGATGCTACTCTTGCCCGTGCCGCGGCCCCAGATGCTGATGCCCTCCTTGGTGCCCCGGGCCGTGACGTAGCGCAGCTGGGCCTGGTTGAAGTCGAGTTTTACCCGGTCGATGACGGTCATGACGTGGCACCTCCTTCCTCCAGGGCCCGGCGCTCGCTCAGCATGACCTCCATCGCCTCGGCCCCGAAGAGCTGGCCGGCCACGGCGTCCTGCACCAGCTCGTAATCGGCATCCGAGATATCGCCGAGCTTGTTCACGTCGATGGGGCGGGCCTTGCGGCCCGCCACCTGCAGGTTGATGACGTAGGTGGTGGCCCCGACGCCGCCGGTGCCCTCCTCGCCGTGGGCATCGGCCCGCAGCAGGCCCGTGATGTTGGCCTCGAACTTCATGGCCGCCAGCGCGCCCTTCACGTCGGGCGGGCGCTGGCCGAGGCAGAGCTGGAGCAGCTTGCGGGCAAACTCTACCAGCACCGACCGGCGACCCTCCTTTTTGACCTTTTTAAGGTCGCCAAACAGGTTTTGCGAGTCCTGCAGGCGCCGGTAGCACGTGGCGCGGCTCAGGTCGAACTGCCGGGCCAGTAGTGGCCAGGCCTGCTCAAAGGTGTGGTAGTTGAGAATCAGCGCGTAGGCTGCCTCCAGCTCGGCGTGGGTGGTCTTATCGACCTCGCTGAGCTGCGAGAGCGTGTTCTCGATGTAGGCCGCGTAAATGCGCTCGATGGCCGTCGAGGAGGGCAGCGGCACCTGGTCGGCGCCGGGCAAATCAGTTGGTGTAGGCAGCGAGTTGCTCATCTTCCAGGTCCTGGCCGTTTAAAGTGATGGTAAAGCGGCGCTGGTTGCCCTGCATGAATTGCAGGTAGCGGCGCACGTGCACGTCGGCATAGCGCGGGTCCAGCTCCACCAGGCGCGCCTGGCGGCCCGACTTCTCGCACGTCACGAGTATCGAGCCCGAGCCGCCGAAGCCGTCGAACACGATGGCGCCCGGCTTACTGGAGCACTCAATCTGATACTCCAGAATGTCAATCGGTTTCATCGTCGGATGCTCGGCATTGCGGCTGGGCCGGTCAAACTTGAGCACCGTGGTCTGCTTGCGGTCGCTGCACCAGGTGTGGGCGGCGCCCTCCTTCCAACCATACAGAATCGGCTCGTGCTGCCAGTGAAAGTCCTGGCGGCCCATCACGAAGGCCTGCTTCACCCAGATTAAGCACTGGCTTAATTTGAGACCGGCGTCGACGAGCGCGCGGCGGAAGTTGGCCCCCTCCGAGTCGGCGTGAAACACGTAAATCGGCGCCCCAGGGCGCATGAACGTGAAGCAGTTGGTGTAGTAGTCGCGCAGGAACTGGTAGAAGTCCTCGTCGCTCATATCGTCGTTTTCGATGGTGAGCGCATCCTTCGTTTTGCCCTCGTACTTCACGTTGTAGGGCGGGTCGGTGTTGACCAAGTCGATGAGCTGGCCCTCGCCCACGGCCTGGGCTACGACGTCGCTATCGGTCGACGAGCCGCACACCAGGCGGTGCACCAGGCCCAGGCCATCGGAGTGGAACTCGTACACGTCGCCGAGCACCGACACCGGTGTGGCCGGCGGCGTCGGGTCAAACTCGCCCTCCTCGGCCGGGGGCAGCACTAGGGCCGAGAGCGTGGCCAGGGCCTCGAGCGACGTGCTGTCGAAGATGGCGCCCAGGTTGAGGTGGCTGAAGTTGTCGAGCACAACCTGGTAGTCGAACTGCCCCGCTCTGATATTGCTCGTCAGGTTGTACTCGTCAAGCTCGTCCTTCGTGAGTAGCCGGTTGGGGGCGCGCACGTCGATAAACTCGTCGCCGCGGCCCAGGTCGATGAGCATGGCCAAGCGCTTGTCGCCGGCCAGCACCACGTCGTCGAGGTTGATGGCTGGTATCTCAACCAGGTTGAACTTTATGAGGCTGTGGAGCAGCCGCACGCGGCCCTCGTCGGTGAGAATATTCGGGTTGTAGCTCAGGGGCACCAGGTCGCGCACGCGGCGCTGGGTGGTGTGCCATTCGAGGGGCAAAAGGGGCTCAGACATTTAGGAAGCGAGTTTTTGGAGGATGAGGTCGATGTCGGCCTGCACGCGGGCCAGGTCGGCGGCGTGGGCAGGGTCTTTGAGTTTGCTGCGCTGAGCGCGGCGGTTGGTGAGCAGGCGCCGCAGCTGCTCGCGGTCGGTGACGTCGACCACGGGCACGGGCCCTGGCAGGCGGCCGTGGGCGCGCACGTGGGCCTCGGCTAGCTTGATTTCTACCTCCCGGTCGGTCAGGGCCACGATTTGGCCGGCGAGCTTCCGGCGGCCAGCCTTGTTCAGGCCAGGCGCTGTGAGCTGCGGGTGCAGGTGGCTGCGCTCGTCGCGCACGGCCTTGAGCTGGCTGGCCAGGTTGACCAGCAGGGCGTCGGTGGCCTCGCTGGCCAGCGGCGAAGCATCGGCAGCCGGCGGCGGGGCGCTGGCCGGCGGCGGAGCTACCACCAAGGCACTCAGCTCGCGCAGCAGCACGCGCCGGCTGTAGTCGGTGGGGCCCAGGCTAAAGAGATACTTGAAGGTGTCGCTGGTGCCCACCTGGTCGTAGAGGGCCACGCCCGGGGCGAAATCCTGCGCCGAGGCAAGCCAGGCCGTGATGTCGGACGGTTTCATACCCCCGAAGTTGCCGGCGCCTGCCTCAGCTAGAAAGGACGCGGAAAGTCGCTATTTTTGGCAGAGCAATGTCACCAGAATGGAACCTACAGCAGCAGATTTCGAGGCCTTTGAGGGATACGAGTTTGACTGGTTCGCAGTAGATAATGCGGGTGTGATTGGTCTTTTCTCTACAGCTGGATGGGGTGGCTTTCCATTTGAAGTGTTGCGACATGCGCAAGCCCACCGGGCCATTACGGAACAATTTGAACTGCCTAACTATGGCAGCTTATCTGTGAACCAAGATTATGGAAATTTGGGACTATTTCTATTTGATTGGAAGCACTGGCAAGGCCCCTATCGAAAGGAGGCTACACCTTCAGTTGTTATGACTTCCGAGCTACGAGACGAAATTCTATGCATCCCTAACCTTCCCCAGTTAGACCTGCAATTCGAGCAAGTTGATAGTATAGACATCCCAAATCTCAGAGGTTGAGCTAGGCATAACTGTGCTCATACATACAAGCAGAGGCCCTATTGCACAGGGCAATAGGGCCTCTTTTCTTCAGTTCACACTACTTACAGTGGTCACCTTGGAGCGCTTGCGAATCGGCACTAAGTAGGTGAACCGCGAGTCTTTCACCAGCTCGTCGGCTTCGGCCAGGCTGAGCGTGCGCAGGTCGACCTGGCGGCCGAGCCAGAGCAGCAGCAGCACGCAGGGCTCGACGGTGCAGCGGTACTTGGCCGCCACCTCGGGCGGGAGCTGGTGAGGGGAGGTGGCCATCTAGTTCTTCAGCGGGGCGGCCCCGGCGTAGATGTAGAGGCCCGTGGCGTAGGCCGTGCCCTTGATGGTGAAGCCGCGGCGGCCGGCGTTGAGCGTGCCCGAGTCGTAGTCGGGGGCCAGCTCCACGGGCAGGCCTTCCTGGCCCACTTGCAGGTAGGTGCCATCGGCATCGGGCACCAGCATGATGAGGCCCAGGTTCTTCACCACGCGGGCGAACTCCAGGGTGCTGGCCTTGTTGCCGGGGTGGAAGCCCTCGAAGTCAATTTTGATGCCCTTGCCGTCGCGCTCGCCCACCAGGGCGGCCTTGAGCTTGTTCGACTCCAGGGTCATGTACAGCTTGGCCCAGCCATTGGTCGGGTCCTTGAACACGTGGCTGTCGACGATGACGGCCGTGTCGCCGGGGTTGACGCCCACCTTGGGCGCCTTGGCGATGGTTTTGAGCTCGTCCTCGCGGGCGACGAGCACGTAGCCCAGCAGGCCGGGCGTGTTGTCGTCGCCCTGCGGGCCGGGCTGGTGAGTGAGTGCGTAAGTATTCATCGGTGAATTACTTAGTAGTGAATAATGAGTGACTGGCTGGCTAAAGCGCCCGGGGCGGCCGACTACTTTTTAGCCGGCTTTTCCTCCTTGGGAATGAGCTGGAGCAGGGGCGACTTCTCCTCCACTAGCTTTTTCACCAGCTCGGGCTTGCCCGTCAGCTCGTGGTGGTGAATCACCACGTCCTCGAAGCTGAACTTGCCGGCCAGCACCTGGTAGCGCTGCTTGTCGTGGGTCACCACCGAGAGCTGGCCCTGGCCCTGAGCCTTGGCGGCCGAGAGCTGCTCCTCCTGGGTCTCGATAATGTTGTCCTTCGCCTCCGACTCCTCGGTGACTTTTTGAAGTTTGGCCGTCAGGTCGGCGATGATTTCTTCGGCGGTTTTCGGCTGGTCTGCCATGAGCGTAGCGATGAAGTTGAAAACGAATGGGTTGGCGCCACCAAAGCCGGCCTACTCGCACTGGAGTAGGCCGGCGGGTTGCCCGGGCGGGGCGGTCGAGCGGCTGCCCTACAGGGTCAGGTCCTGCTCGTTGGTGAAGACGGCTTCGAGGATGGGGAAGCCCAGGCCCTTGTAGAAGTCGGTGTAGATGCTCACCTGGCGCTTGGCGCTCTCGATGCGTACCTGGCGGGTGTTCACCGTTTTCTTGGCCAGGCGCTTGCGGTTTTCCTTGTTGGTCGCCCAGATTTTGAGCGAGTCGCCCATCGAGAGCAGGCCCACCACCGTGTGGTTGGTGAATTCAATGGGGCTGGTGAGCAGCACGTTGCCGTTGCCGTCGATAATCTGGCGGGCCGTGGGGTCGGCGATGTTCGACTTGTACTTCTCGTGGCGGCCCTTGGCATAGCGGCGAGCCAGCGTCAGGTTCATGCACACCTCCATCGCCTGGCCACGATAGCGCAGGGTGAACTTGTCGACGAAGGCCTCCACGTACTCGCAGAAGGCCTGCGGGTCGGTGGGGATGGCGCCCATCGCAATCGGGGTGATGCGGCTGGTGGGCGAGGCAATCTCGCGGTTGATGATGGTACGGATGCCATCCATGCCCGTGCCCAGGGCGCCGGCCACGCCGGGCGTGGGAGCGGCAAACTTGCCGAAGTAAATCTCGCCCAGCTCGTAGTCCTGGTCCATGCGGGCGTAGAGGTGCTCCTCTACCAAGTAGCGCACGAAGGGCCACTGGGCGCGGTCGAGGTTGTTGTCGGCCAAAAAGCCCAGCCACGAGTTTTCGAGCTTGTCGGGGTTCTCCTCGATGTCGACCTTGAACGGGGTCTGGGTCATCACGATGGGCGACACCTTGAGCTGGCCGGTCGGCGTCCAGCCAATCTGGAAGGGCTGCAGCACGCGGTCCAGCTCAGCCAGCGCCATTTGGTAGCTGGTGTCGTCGGTAGGGATGAGGCCGAACAGGGCCTCGGTCTGCGAGGGGAGGTAGGGCTTTTTGAGCACGCGGGCCAGGTTCTGGCCGCCGTCGCGGTAGTAGGTGCCGAATTCGGATTTGATGCCGTCGATATCCATCTAAAATACTGATTAAAAGCAGGTTGAAAGGAGAAGAGAAAGGGAAGCTGAGCAGCCTAGCCGAACATGGGGTGGCCAGCCAGGGCCTTATTGTGGGGCAGGTCGTCGATGGCCTTCTGGTCCGCATCGGGCTCACCCTTGTCCACGTCCGACGCCCCTGCCTTCAGGTTGGGGTTGGTGTGGCTGGCACCGGGGCCTTTGTCGAATTTGTCGGCCTTGACCTTGAACTCGTCGCGCTGCTTGACCAGGGCGGCGACGTCGGCCACGCCGGCCGCGGCCAGTGCGTCGGCGTAGCCCTTGGCCGTGGCCTCGGCCGCCTCAGCGCGGTCGGCTTTGGCGCTCAGGTCGGTGTAGGCGGCCTCGGTGATGAGTTGGGCGCCGGTGACCCCGGCAGCGGAGAGTTCCGAGTTGGCAGCCGTGAGCTGCTCATCGGTGATGGCGGTGGCGGCGACGAGGGCGTGCGCGGCAGCGCCCAGCGTCAACTTCTTGGCGAAGAGAGACATTGAATTGGAGGATGAAGAAGGGGAATCGGCAGAATCGGCCTCGCTGGCCAGTTGCTCGGCCAGGGCCACGGCCTCGTCGAGCGAGCCCATCACGTCGGCCAGGCCGTTGGCTAGGTTGGCCTCGCCCACGAAGACCATTCCGGAGGTGACCAGCTGGAGCTGCTTAGCCGGAATCTTGTCGCCGCGATTGGCGGTCACAGTGCTGAGGAAGACCTCGTTGAGAGGGTCGAGGATTTCAGTGCGCAGGGGCTCGGGGTCGCCGTCGACGGCGGCCTGGAAGGAGGCGTTTTTGTTGACGGACTTGGTGGCGTTGACCCGTATCGACTTGATGCCGAGCTGCTCGAAGTAGCCCGTAAAGTCCAGGAACTCGGCCATCGTGCCGATGCTGCCGGCCATCGCCGTGCGGCCGGCCAGCATCACCACGTTGCCCCCGCTGGCGCTCCAGTAGCCGGCCGAGCTGGCCTGCTGCACCAGGCTCACGAAGGGCTTGGTGGTGCCGGCGATGATGCCGGCGAAGTTTTCCAGGCCCATTGTGGAGCCGCCGGGGGTGTTGAATACGCCCACGTGGCCGATGAAGCTGGGGTGGGCGTCGGCCTGCTGCACACGCAGGCCGATGGTGCCGGTGCCCACCGAGTAGTAGGAGTCGAAGGGCATCATCACACCCGAGATATTGTGCACGGCCACCGAGCCGGCCGGCACCTCGTCGAGCGAGGTGTAGCGCTGCACGCCCAGGGCGGCGGCGTGCGGGGTGAAGGCCGAGAAGCCCAGCTGCTTCACTGGCCGCTCCTCAGGGACGCCACCCGCGTGGCCAGCCAGTAGTTGCGCCACCTGGGCAAAGAGCATCTGCACGCCCTGCCCTTCCATCAGGAAGGGGGCTTGCAGCATCGTGGCGAGGGCGTCGTAGGTCAGCATCGTTCAGGATTGAGTGATGCAAAGCTGCCGGCGCCCGGGGCGCGCCAAAAGGACAGCAAAAAGCCCCGCCGGGTGGGGCGGGGCTGCTCGACTGCTCGCGCGCCGGCCCGGCGCGCTTAGCTGCGGAAAACGCTGAACTCGGCCACGGCGCCCGTGAAGGCCTGGCCCGAGAGGTGCAGGCGCTCGCTGGCCACGCTGGCCGTAAACTCGACAGCGTAGCTGCCGGGCGCCGCCCCGGCCGGCACTACCAACAGAGTGCCCGAGGCGTTGGCAAAGGAGAGCGAGCCGCTGGTGGGCGTGCCGTCGGGCCGGTCTACGAGGCGCACCACGACGCGGTACTTGCCCCCTACGGTCATGGCCGTGCTGTTACGCTGGTAGAGAAACTGCCCGTTGCTGGCCAGGGCCAGCAAATTGACGCTGTCCCAGCTCCAGCCCCCGCTGGTTTGCCAGCCCGTGGCCTCGTCGCCCGTGAAGGGCTGCGTGAAGAGGCTGTTGGTCAAGATACTCTGCGGGGCGCCGGGGTCGGTCGGGAAGTTGCCGAGCCGGCTGGTGGCCAGCACTAAATTGTACTGGCTGTAGAGCTTGAGGGCAATCATTGAATCGTCCGGCGCGCTAGTGGCCACGGTATAGATGCTGAGCTTGACGCCGCTGGCGTAGTCGGCCGGGGTGAGGGCGGCCAGGTCCTGGGCCACGTTCAGTAGCGAGAGGTTGCTGGTGCCGTAGCGGCGCGGGCCCAGGCGCGTGTTCGTATCAACCTGGTAGCGCACAGCGGTGGCGTTTTTGTCGAGCACCTCGTCCATAATCTGCAAGGGGCCCGGCACGGTCAGCTCGCGGATGCGCAGGCCGTTGACACTCGTGATTTCGAGGTACGTCGGCACCTGGTCCGCGCTGATGACGTGGGCGCTGGAAATGGAAATGCCGGCGCCGGCCGAGTAGGCCCTGCCGGCCAGGGCGGCGGCCAGCGCCGGGTTGTCGGCCGGCACGCCCAGCAGGTCGGCAAACGAGCTGGCCGATACCACCGGCGCCGTGAGGTCAGTGGTCAGCTCGTAGCGCACGCGCGCGGGCAGCGGGTCAAGCGCATAGCCCTCGGGCTCCAGGGCCCCAGCGCTCAGCGCCCGCACGTACACGTCGGGCAGCGCGGCGCCCTGGGCATCCACTCGGTTGACCAGGATGTAGAGCCGGCCCGGCACCCAGTCGCCTCGCAGCTGACGCAGTACATCCACCGCGCCTACCTGGCTCAGTTCCTGCCCCGTGGCGGGCGAAAGGGTCAGCTCCCAGTACGCGTCGCCGGCCGCGCTGATGGGCGCCGGTAAGAAGCCCCCGGGCGCCAGGGCCGCCAGAAAGACCGGCCACGTGCCCCCGAAATTGTGACGAATAACAAAGCCCGGGGCGTAGTTGCGCCCGGGCTCGTAGCTCGGCACGTTGGCCACGGCCTGGGCCACGAAGGCCTGGATGAGGTCGGCCGCAAAGTCCCGAAACGACTTCTCGGTGATGTTCTGAAACTCGTTGTCGGCGAAGCGCGCGTCGGCGCGCTGCTGGAGTTGGAGGGGGGTAAGCATGGGCCAGGGGATAGCTAAACAATTGAAAAGGCCACGCGAAAGCCCGAGCGCAGCACCAGGGTCTTGCCCGCGGGCACGGTGGCCAGCAGGTTGCCGGCCAAATCGCGCACCTGCACCGTGCCGCCCGCGCCCCCGAGCGTAAGGCCGGGGCCGAGGCCCTGGCTGCTCACCTGCCAGGTGCCCAGGTAAGGGCGGGCCCGGCGCGGGGTCTCGCCGAGCAGCGTCCAGTCATAGTTGTTGCGCTGGCTGGCCGAGACCTCGCCCGCGTCGTAGCTGTCGGCCCAGGCCAGCGGCTGCTCGGGCGCGCCCACCAGCTGCACTTGCCCGTTGTGGTCGCGGTAGAGCACCATCAGCTCCTGCCCTTCCAGGGCCTCCAGGCCCTGGGCCAGCTCAGCCGAGTGGCGCGAGACGGTGCCCTGGAGCTTCTGGGCGTAGCTCTGGCCGTGGCGGCCCAGGTCTTTGGGCGTCTGCTTGTAGCGCACCGTGCCGCGGGTGCTTACCAGTTGGTACCAAGTGGCGCCCGGGCGCAGTGTGAGCTGGGCGATGGGCAAGTCGCCCAGCGGGTCGAAGTGGAGCAGGTCGGCCGCGCGGGCGTACCAGAGCGCCTCGATGCCGCCCAGGTTATCGCCCGGCACCTGCTCGATGGGGCGCAGCTCGTAGGAAGAGGGCATGAAACCGGACTAGGGGACAAACTGAAACATTTTTCTTTTCAAATGCTGCCCTTTTGCTAGGCCACGAGCCGGTGCTGGGCCCGGGCCGGGGTTAGGGGACAAACTGAAACAGCATTTTGGGCCAGCTCCACGAGCCGGCGCTCGGCGTCGTAGCGCTGCCAGGCCTTTTTGAGCGCGTCGTGGGTAATGTCCTCGTCCTGGAAATCGTACTTGGCCCGAAACTGCTGAATCGCCCCGTACTGGCTTAGCCCGAAGGCCCGGCGGTTGTCCACGAGGCCGTAGAACTCGGTCTTGATGACGTCCTCCACGAAGTTGTTGAAGTCGATTATCTCCTTCGAGTTGAGCGCCCGCAAGCGCTTCTGCAAGATGAGGTTACCTTCCACGGCCACTCCAAACACGGCCGTGTAGCGCTCAGTAAAGCCGTTGAGGAAATTGTTCTTGCGCCGGCGCTCGAGCAGCAGCCGCAGGTGGCGCCCGAAGGCGTCGAGTTGGGTGAGCTTGTAGCCCTCGCGCAGGTGCACCAGCAGGTACTTGCGCACGTGGGGCTTGACGGGAATGGGAAAGGTGTGGAGCATGCGAAGCGCGGCGGCGGGTTAGGAGTAGAAAATTACCGCCCTCCTCCCCTGCCCTCAAGGACGAGCAAGCCTAGCTCGTCACGAAAAATTCACGCGGGGGAGCGGGCCCGGCCGGCGCGCCGGGGTTACGACCAGGCCCCGTTCTTGAAGCGCCGGATTTCCTCGCCCGTGTGCTGGTCGTAGAGCAGGGCGACCTTGATGGCCTCCTTGGTTTTGGTCACGTAGCGGTCGTGGCGCTTGATTTCCACGGCCCGGGGGTCGGCGGCCAGCCGGCCCTCGGGCAGGTTATTGCGCCCGTACCAGGTGCGGGCGTTGCCGTCGAGGTAGTAGACCACAAGCTTGGTGTGGGCCTGGGCGATGAAGTGTTGCACGGAGGCCGAGCGGGGGGCAGGTGCCATAATTTAAGCGGGCGTTAGGGGATTAGGCAGTGGGAATAGGCGTAAAAGCAATGCGGGTAGGGTCCGGCCGGCCGGGGGCCGCCACCTGGGCGTAGTAGCGCTGCAGGGCCTCGGGGCCAAAGGCGCGCAGCTTGGCCTCGTGGTAGCGGAAGAGCTGGAGTTGGCTCAGGGCCTGCTGGCGCTTGGGGGCCAGCCCCAGCCGGTGGGCTTTGAGCGCGCGCCGGGCCAGCAGCAGGGCCCGGGTGAGGGCGCGCTGGCGGTTGTTGGCCTCCTGGCGGGCCAGCCAGGCCTCGGTGCCCACAAAGCCGCGCGGGTTCTGGGCGTCGAAGTAGCCCGCGCCCACCACGAACTCGGCAAAGGGGCTGGGGGCGAACTTGTTGGGGTTGCGCTGGAAGTAGGCCGCCGCCAAATCGATGCGCTGCAGCACCTGCTCGTGGTAGCGCTGCCACTCGGCCTCGCTCAGGGCGGGCCCAAAGCCGCGGTACACCCCGTACCAGACGGCCTGCTGGGCCTTAAGCTGCTCGGTCTCGTCGAAGGCCCGGCCCGGGTAGAGCCGCCGCCAGGCGTAGTGCCAGGCCTGTAGCACCAGGCCCAGGCGCTCGGCTTGCTGCTGGGCGGCCCCGGCGCCCCCCGGCTCCTCTTTCGTCGCTTGGCGGGGCGTCGGAGGGCCGGTGGGGGCCGGTTTTGCCCCTGCCTGCGGCCCTGTGTTGCCAGTCAAGGCACCCGCGCCGGTCGGCGCCGGTGGCGTCACTACCTTTTCCACACGGCCGATTTCTATTTCTTCTTTATCCTGTTTTTCCAGTGATACAATAAGCGGAACTTTTGTCGCCGGCGCCGGCGGGCCCGGCGCGGCGATTTTGGGCTTTTTAGGGCCTTTTTGGGCCGCGGGGGCCGTGTTCCACACGAACTCGGCCGCCAGGTAGAGCTCGAAGTTGGCCTTGGTGCCGCGAAAGACTTTGCGGGCAATGAAGCCGATTTTTTGCAGCTCGCGCAAGTGGTCGCGGATGGCCCTAGCCGAGACCTGGCGAAAGGCGGCCAGGCGCTCGTTGTTGGTGGCCACCGGCGGCGGGGTGGGCCGGGCATCGGTGGCGGGCTCCAGCAGCAGGGGCACGCGGCGCAGCTGCTCGATGGCGTCGATGGCCCAGACGAGCAGCACCCGGGCCGTGGCCTGGGCCCCGTCGGAGAGGGCCTTGGGGCGCACCAGGTAGTGCTCCAGGATGCCCTTGACGGTACGCTTGCGCACCTGTAGGGGCAGCTGGCTGCGCAGGCGCTTGAGAAACTGGGCGAAGCGGCCGTAGGCCGAGCGTAGGGTGTAGGGAAGCGGCAACAAGCTGCGGGGCTGGTTGAAACGTGGAAAAAAAGAAGTGGCGCGCGGGCAGTATGGGCAGCCCAAAATCTGCCGCGTGCCGAACCTGCGTGCAGGCCCTGTGCGCCCCTGGCCGGCGTCGAGCTGGCATTGCGTAGCCACCGAGCCGACCGGGAAAGAGGCGGCGCTACGGGTCTTCGTTAGACGAAAGGGGCAGTGGGTGGTGTGTAGTGGCTCCGCTGGGATTCGAACCCAGAACCCGTCTGCTAAAAGCGTACTGGTCTTTTTAGCGGAGAGAGCCCTACTAGCTCGGCCAGTGTCCTAGCAGAGGCGGAGATGCAGGGCTTCGAACCTGGAACCCGTGCAGCAGAAGCGTACCGGCGCTAGGAGGCCGCTGCCGGCGCCAGCGCCGCTTCCAGTCCCCGCAGGCGGGCCTGCAGGCTGTCGCGCTCGGCCCGCATGCCCGGCTCCTCCCCCACGTCGGGCCGTAAGGTGCCGTTCTCAATTAGGTCGAGCTTGAGGCCGAGGTTGGCCAGCAGCTGGCAGACGGCGTTGCGCTCGTCCTGTAGGCGCAGGCGCTGCTTGCGGGTGAGCGTAGGGGCCGGCCGCGCCGAGAGGGGCTTGATGATGATGGCCAGGCCCGCACGGCGCAGGCCCTGAAAGGCGCAGGCGAGCTGCGTGGTTTCGGGGCTCGACGAATAGAGCGTCACAAACTGGCTCATGATACCAGGTGGGGGTTACGCTCGTTTTCCTGGTACTGGGCCCCGGCCGAGCGCGCGGGCAGGTACTGCGCCTCGTCGTGCTGCTCTTGGCGGCGCACCTGGTGCACCTTGCGCAGGGTCAAGAGGCGCGCCAGCTTATCGAGGCACTCCTCGTGAGGCACGGTGTGGGGCTCCAAATCGGGCAGTTGCCGGGCCTGGGTGCTGACGGCCTCGGCGTAAAGGGCCAGGGCCTCGTCGTGCTCGGCAGGGGTGAGGTCCAAAAACTCGTCGCCGGTTAGCGTGTCAATCGACATAAGAGGTGGGGCAAAAAGTGGGAAAAGAGAAAAGCAAGGCTTAGCTGGCCCGGCGCAGGGCCTTGGTCGAGTCGAGCACCGGCGGCGCGGGCTTGGCCCCGGCCGGGGGCAGGCTTAGCTGCGTGGCCTCAAAGCTGAGGCTCTGGCCAAAGGCCAGCAGCGCCGAGCGCGGCACCCGCGGGAAGCCGGGCGAGAACTCGAGGGTGTAGAGGCGGATGAGCTGCCCGCGCTGGTCGTGCTTGCCCTGGCTTATCCACTTGCGCACGGTCTTTTCGCTCGTGCCCGTGAGCTGCGCCACCTGGGCCACGCTCAAGAAGTCGTCGGCGGGCTGGGCGGCGGCCGTTTGCTGGGCCAGAATCTGGCTGAGCAGCGTGTGAATGGGGGCCAAGTCGTCGGCCGTGAGCAGGGGAAGCGTAACCATGGCAGTTAGGCAGCTTTTTGGAGGTGGTATTCCTGCCGGTGGTCGGGCAGGGTGATTTCGCGGATGCCGGCCGGCAGCTCGGCCACCAGCAGCACTTCTTGGTCGATATGGCCTTCTTCGACGGCCGTGCGCAGCTGCGGGGGCATGGGGCCGGCCACGTACACGGTCCACTTGTTGGCGGCCGTATAGCAGTAGCCCAGAATAGGCTGTGGCGCGGCCACCAGCGCGTCGCCGGGCTCGAAGCCGTCGACGCGTACCCGCTTGCCGGTGGCGGCGTCGGTGAGGGAAATTTTAGGGCGGTGCATGGTAAAGAGGAGTGCTAAGGGTGAGAGAATCAAGCAGCACCCACGTAGCTCACGGCCAGCTCGCCCCCGTAGCGGTGGCGCCGCCGCTCCTCGCCGGCCAGCACCAGCGGGGCCTCCTCGCGGAAGCGCTGGTGCTCGGCCGCTATTTCGTGGCAGCGGCGCGCCAGCTCGGGCAGCGGCGTAACCTTGATGACCGCGGCCGGGGGCAGGTGGTCGCGCAGCAGCTCGGCCATGTCCCGGATGCAGGGCAGGCGCGGCGGGTCGTCGGGGGTAGCATTTACTTGCATGACAAGCAGTTAGTAAGGTGAAAGGCAGAAAAGCAAGGGCATGGCGATTTCGTCCGCTAGCTGGGGGCTAGCGCGGGGGCCGCGGGTACTAGGCCCGCGGCGGAATTACCGAGTGGTGATTAGGCCTCGATGACGAGCAACGGACCGATGAGCGGCTCGTCCTCGTCTACCTCCAAGCCCGTGAGGCGCTCGAAGTCGGCCGTGGCGCTGGGCGTGGGGCCGAAGTCGTAGTCGGCCGCGTTCTCGGCCCCGATGATGGCGTAGCGGCCGGGCTCGCCAGCTAGCACTTCGCCCGGAATGGCCGTGCCCAGCAACTCGCGCAGGGCTGCGCCGTTCTGCGGCTGGAGCGACTGGCCGAGGTTTAGGCCGGTCAGTTCGGCCTCGGTGAGGGGGCGCGGGGCGGCGCCGGGCAGGTGCAGGGTGGCTTGCATAAGTCGGTAAAGAACGGGTACTAGTGAGTAGGTAACTTAGAAAGGGCCTTGGCTAGCTGCCACTCAGCGCGAAAGCGCTCGTCGTCAAATAAGAGCCGGCGCGCCTCGCGCAGGCGGCCAACGTGCTGGCCAGCCACCAAATCCATCGTCTGGCGCGCACCCGAGTAGCAGAGCGTCATCGACACGATGGCCTTCTGGGCCGACCACTCATAGTAGTAGTCGAAGCGGTGCCCCTCGGGGCTGACCCAGTTGGCTTCCACTGTGGCAATGGTGCCATGGTCAGCCTCCCGCGCCGCGAAGCCCAGGCCCCGCAGCCACGCGGCTACGTGCACCGTGAGGTTGCGCGGGCCGCTGGGGGCGGCGTGGTAGGGGGCGCGGGCTTCCATTAGCGCAAGGCAAGTTCCTGTTGCTGGCCAACAATCATGCGCTCGTGGGGCGGCATTTCGTCCTGAAACAGGTACTGGTGGCTACCCTGAAAATGTGTTTTCAGCCAGCGCCCCAGAGCTTTACTCTCACTCACGGTAATGCCGATGCGCCCCTTGTTGGCCACGAGCTGGTTGAAGCGGGTGGCGCTCATACCCCACTGCTCCAGCAGCTCGTCGCTGGGACGCACGCTTTGCAGCCCGATGGCGGCAAAGATTTCCTGGAGGCGGTTCACGGGGTCCATCGCTTTACAGCTTTATTTTGAAAAACAGGCGGCTATTTTTGAGAATCTGGCCGGTGTTTTTCATCTTTACACCGAACACGATGCAATACTAGCAAATCTATGACAGATTTGCAAATTTGTTAAAGCTTAAATGCGAATTTTATTTTGCCTCAGCTAGGTCAAACACTGCAACAGGCTCTCAAAGATGCCAATATTTCTCACACTGATGCCGCTAACTACATAGGCGTCAGCGAGGGAAATCTTTATAGGTTATTCAAAAAAGACACTTTTGAAGTCGCATACTTGAAAAAAGCCGCAGAGTTGCTAAATCTACCCATTTCGCATTTTTTTGAAGACAACCCGTCTACTAAGCCCAGCCCTACACAGATTGGCGACTTCAACCAAGCAGGCAGTAACCTCACCCAAAAGGTAAAAGTGAATAAAGCTCAAGACTTAGCCACTGAGCTTGATAACTGCCACCGTGACAACGAAGCGCTGAAACGCGAGCTAGAAGTAACCCGCGCCCTAGTGGCAGCTAAAGACGAAACCATCACCCTGCTGCGCGCCAGCTACACCCGGCCGAACTGAGAAGCAAGCTTATGGCATACCGCTTACCTAATACCCTATTCTTAGTTTTACTGCTAAGTGTCTTAGGTTGTACCAAGAAAGATGGCCCTGCTCCTAGCGTTGGCACTGGCAGCTACAATCTTGATAGCCGCATGATTACCTCTCAGGCGACAGCTGACACACTCACAGCCTCAGGTGGAGGTACGACTAGTGTTTTTCTAAATATTCTACTTACAGAAACACCTTCGAAACAGAACGATACACAGTATTTCCACATCGGCTTTGTAAAGTCAGCAGGCCAGCCTAATACGGCTTACCGGCTTATCATGCTTAGTACTGATAAAATCAATCAACTAGGCACCGTTTATAATAATAACGTTAAGGTGACTCTCTCCGAGACGAGTAAAGGGGTCTATTCAGGCACTTTTTCGGGTAATTTTTCCTCCCTTAACCTACCTAGCTCTACTGTTACCGATGGTGTTTTCACCAATGTGCGTCTCTAAGACTTCTGCCTTTACGCGGCAGCTACCGCGCCCCAACTAGCAGCCCAAGAAGCCCCTGTTACCCTGCTGCGCGCCACCTACACTCGGCCCAACTAATCTACTTACCATCCCACCCAACTTCTCATGTCTGACTCAACTACTACTTTTCAACCTGGCGACGTAGTGCAACTCAAATCGGGCAGCGCTTCTATGACTGTCTGCTACGTCTACATTGATGGTGATAAAGACGAGCATGTTAACTGTTATTATGCTACTCCGGCGGACGATACTAATAATAACAATTACAAGCCCATTGATTTCATTAGGGCTGTTCCCGCCATCGTCCTTAAGAAGGTAGCCCCTTCAACATGAGCATTCAATAGTGTTTGCTTGCGAATCGCGCTCCTCACTAAAAAAGAATCGTCCATTCTATTTGGACATAGGATACAAACTCACGCGGCAGCTACCGCGCCCCAACTAGCAAGCCTACCCCACCCTACTCTCCTTCTACCTTCTACCAATAACAGTCACCGCTAGCCCCCCTTCATCCCGCCTTACCCAAGGCCTATGATTGCGCCCCCACGGGCGCGCTACATGACGACATTTGAACAGAAGGTCAACCAGCGCCTGGTTGACATGGGCCTCACCATGCAGGTGCTGGCCGACCGAGTAGACCTACCCCTACCCGAGCTACGCGCCCTCTGCCAGGGCAACAACCCCCGGCTCTCCGACCTGGAGCAGCTCGGCGAAGCCCTGCACATCGACCCCTGCTATTTCCTGCCTCGCGTCAAACAAACCGGCTCCTTCAACCAGGCCGGCAACGGCAACGTCCAAAAAATCAAAATCGGCAAGGCCGCCGCCCACGTGCTAGTGGCCGAGCTAGCCACCTGCCGCCGCATGCTCGACATGAGTACCGAGCTACTGGCGGCCAAGGATGAAATTATCAGCCTGCTACGAGGCGGGCACACCGGACTAAATTAAATCATATGGCAAAGAGTAAAGAGGCCAGCGAGGAATCTAAGGCAGGTGACAGTAAACCTAAATGCGGCATTATTATGCCCATTGCCGATAATCCAGACCTAGGCTATCCGCTAGGACACTGGGGCCAAGTGCGCGAAATTATTATTACCGCAGCAGAGGCAGCTGGCTTCGATGCTGATATGGTCAGCAACGACGCCCAGGTTGACATCATTCACAGCACCATCATCAAGAATATTTACAATAATGATGTAGCAGTGTGCGATGTAAGCACTCGCAACCCAAACGTAATGTTCGAGTTGGGGCTACGTATTGCGTCGAAAAAACCTGTGATTCTAATAAAGGATGAGGCAACTCCTTATTCTTTCGATACACAGCTTATTCCTCATGTCGCGTATCGGCGTGACCTTAGGATGTTCGAAACACTTGCTTTTCAAAAAGAACTTAAAGAGAAGATTGCAACAGCGTATCAAGAGTCGCAGCAGGCTGGGTATATGAGCTTCCTCGGCCAATTCACCTCCTACACACTCGCGCAAATTGATGAAAAAGAGGTTGGCGCGCCAGAATACATTGCGCAGGTAGCCAATAGAATGCAAAATATTGAGGATTCTTTAAAATCTCTCACTACCGTTATCAGTCGGCAAGCTCTGCTCATGCCCACATCCACCCTACAGCAATTCAACTTACTGGATGATGCATTTAGTGACCGTTTCACTCCCAGAAAATATAGCTCCAATACTAGCTTAATCAAGGTTGTTCTAGATTATATGCCAAGCTTGACTAAAGAAGGAGTCAAGAAATTATCGCGCGTCCAACGCGCTGGCTTAGTTGATAATATTATTAATTCTAATATTGATATTGTCAAAGGTCTTAACAGGGCCGAGATTAATATGCTGTTAGACACACTGGAGTTCCAACCTTTTTGAGTAGAACTGATACATGGCTAACTCGTCACGGAGGCAGTTAAAAGCTAAAGAAAAGTCGAGGGAGGAAGAACGTCTATCCTTACCTCAGCGCATCACCGAACTGGTCGCGTCTGAGTCCGACCGAGGCGTCATTCTTATACTCGGCGCCTATCTGGATGAGATACTAGGCATACTTATCACCGGGGCATGCGTTTCCGACACGTTAGCCGTTGGCCTTCTGAAGCACGGGCAACCAGCCGGCACTTTCAATAATAGAATGGTCCTGGCGCAGGCGCTTGGGCTAATTCACGAGGAAGACGTGCAGGCTCTGCGCATCGTCCAGAAAATTCGCAATAAAGCGGCCCACTTCGACTTATCGGGCCGGGGCTTCGAGGTGTTGTTTGACTCCTCCATCACTGCTGACCAAGTCGAAGAGCTTAGCGCTATGTTCTTCGAGCCCCTCCCCGACCGCCGCCCGGCCACCGTGCGCAGCAGCTTCATCAGCGCCGCCCGCAACACCGCCTCGCGCCTACTCATGCGTCGCTCGGACACCCAGCGGCCAACTCCTCCTAAGTCAACGCAGGAGTTAATTGCGGAAGCACTCGCCCTGGATGCAGAAACACCAATTGCGGGTATGCTAGGGAGAATAAAGGAGCGCATGGCCAGCCCCGAGGGTAAAGCTCAGTACCAAGGCATCATGCACATGCTTAGCAAGATGGTTTTGAACAGCCGCTCCTCAACGGATGGCAATGGGCTACCCGACGAGATGGTAATGGCTGTCGCCGAGATTCTATCGCGCCAGTCCTTTGACTTTCCCCCTTTCGACACTGCTGAGCAGTAAGGCCAGATACTCAGCAAGTATCACATTACCTATCAAATTCTCGCTTTTCCGGCTAAAAAAGTTAGGTTCTGACGCGCAGCGCCCGTTTCTTTGTACTGTACATACGATGGCATTTCTACCTTCGGGGACGCTCTTTTCTTAGCCGCTACTACCACTTTCTGCCTTCTTTATCAAGTCGTCAACCAAAAGTTAGCTAAAATCCATCGATTCCCTTCCCACCTAAGCTATCTTTATGATAGGCGTTGACCTATTCTCCGGTGCCGGCGGCATGACTATCGGAGCCAAGCAGGCCGGTGTGCGCGTGCACGCCGCCGTCGAGAACGACCCCCACGCGGCCCAAACCTACCGGGCCAACAATCCCGAAGTACAGCTCTTCGCCGACGACATCCGCAAGCTAGAGCGTCTCGACATCCCACGCGGCCCTGGTGAGCCGCTTGTCGTTTTTGGTGGGCCGCCCTGCCAGGGCTTCTCCACCTCGAACCAGCGCACTCGCTCGCTCGAAAATAACAACAACTGGCTCTACTCCGAATTCCTGCGGGTTGTGAAGATGTTCACTCCCCTACCCGAGTGGATTGTCTTCGAGAACGTCAAAGGCTTCACCGAAACGGCTGATGGCGTATTCTTGCAAACCGTTATCAGCGAGTTTGAAGAGCTAGGTTACACTGTCACTACGCAGGTGCTCAATGCCTCTCACTTCGGCATACCCCAGCGACGCAATCGCTTCTTTGCTATTGCCTCCCTTCATGGTCACGAGGTCCGCATCCCCCAGCCCGATGAGCAGCCCGTCACGGTAGCCGAGGCCTTTGCCGACCTGCCGCCGCTCGAAATGGGGGCTGGCCTCGACAAACTTCCCTACCGCCAAGATGTAGAGCCCTCGGCATACGCCCAGCAGCTCCGGGGTGAGCTTGTGGAATGCGTGGGGCACCTCGTGTCGCGCAATGCCGCCGGCGTGGTGCAGCGCTATGCCCACATTCCACAAGGCGGCAACTGGGAGAATATTCCCGCCGAGTTGATGAGCAACTATAAAGACCACTCGCGCTGCCACACCGGCATCTACCACCGCCTGCACGCCGAGCGCCCCTCTATTGTTATTGGTAATTATCGCAAGAATATGCTCATCCATCCCACCCAGCACCGCGGCCTGTCCGTGCGGGAAGCTGCCCGCTTGCAGAGCTTCCCTGACCACTTTGAGTTTAAAGGCAGTATCGGGTTTCAGCAGCAGCAGGTTGGCAATGCCGTGCCGCCGATGCTGGCGCGGGCAGTATTTGATGCTATTCTATCTTATTAATAATATGCCTAAAAGTTCAATAACGCTGGAACAGCGCCTAGAAGAGTTATCTAAAGAGAATGAATTACCAACTAGCCTCGGCAAGCATTTACCGCACCGTGGCAAGGTGGATTATTATGCTAGGTATAAAGCATTTTCGGATGAATTAAAGCGACATATCCACCCGGAGGTCACAAAGGCTGCTATGAATATGGACGGGGGTTATTTGACTGACCATGGCCCTGAACATATTGCGACCGTAATCCAGCGCGCATCTGATTTGTTAGACCTAGACCATAGGGTTGAGTTGACCGGGTATGAAATATTTCTTTTACTGTGCGCAATTCAAATTCATGATTCCGGGCATATCATAGGCGGTCGGAGGCACCACGAACAAAACGGCAAAGAACTGTTAACACATCTTACAGCCGATAAAATAGAAAAAATATATATAAATGAAATAGCGAAGGTACACGGCGGCGTATTAGCTGGTGACAATAAGGATACTATAAGTAGCATTGAAATAGAAGCACCGTACCATGGCGTCAATATTCGACTTCAGTTTTTAGCTGCGCTGCTTCGCTTCGCTGATGAACTTGCTGACGATGAATCCCGAGCTGCTCGCTATCTATTGATTTCAGGTGGTTTGCCAGAGCCTAGCCAGATTTATCATGCTTACGCAGATGCGCTAAAATCAGTAAATGTTGCTGGAAAGGAGGTTAAATTAAGCTTTGCTGTTGATGCAGAAGGTATTACAAAAACATATGGCAAAGACACTGGCAAAAGAAATAGGAAGGGCCAACCAATTAGCGAACAAGTCTATCTGATAGATGAAATCTATGATAGGACATTCAAAATGTTCCGTGAGTGTGTTTATTGTATGAGGTTTTTTCCGTTGACGCTGCAGGTCAAAACTATTAGCGTCGAGGTTAAAATATACAATTATGATGGCTACAAACTTGTCAATGAGCCGATTAGATATCAGTTAACTGAGAGCGGTTATCCTATGTTTGCTGGTAACACCACAACACTCTCAATGTGCCAAAGCACACTTATAACTGCCGAGGGCAAGCCATTGAACGGCCTGAATCTAAAGGACTTAGTGGAGCAAAAATTAACCTCAACACCTTCCGCATAGTTTTATGGAGAATTTAGCTGATAACCCGTTTGCTGTTCAAACTCCGGAAGGCATCTCAGCCGAGGCTGCGATAGAGCTATTCGTTGATGTTTTCACTGATTTCTTTCAAGTAATTAACCCAGGACATACATTCCTGCATGGGCCCAGGGGCTCCGGCAAAAGTATGATGTTCCGGTATATGCTTCCTGACTGCCAGCATCTCAAATTGAATGGGGCACCATTGCACGAGCACGACTACTTTTCCCTTTATATACCTATCAAAAAAACAAGTCTAAATACTGTTGACCTGCAACGTATTCAGAAGCATGCAAACTATTTACTTAACGAGCATCTGCTTGTTACCTATATCGCCCGGAAGGTATTTAGCAGCCTAGCTGAACTCCTTGATGAAACTGATAGTATTGCTGTGGCTAAGAAGGAGGAAATAGCCGAGTATTATCATTTTTTTAATGAAAAGGTGATAGAATGCGGCTATGAAGGCTCTGTAGCAATTTTGCCTGTCGATGCTACACCAGCCCGAGCATTTAAGCAAATAGAGGCAACGTGCAACTCACTGTATAGGGATGTTGACAGATACATTAAACTTCTATCATTTACCACTGAGTTGCCACCTTACACCGGGTCGCTGTGTGAGTATTTAGAATTTCTATACCCCTTGCTTGAACGCTTGAGGGCGCTGTCTTTCATGCCGCAAAAGCCTATCTTTCTGCTCATCGACGATGCCGATAATCTATCGCTGACACAGACAACCATTCTTAATAGCTGGGTATCGCAACGCACGACTTCGGTGGTAAGCCTTAAAATATCCACTCAACTTAACTACCGTACTTACCGGACTACTAGTGGCATTACTATTGATGCCCCACATGACTTTCACGAGGTAGATATCTCTAGTGTATATACTTCTAAGCGAAGCTTCTACAAAAAACGCATCTGCGCTATAGTTGAGAAACGGCTAGAAAATTTCTTCAAAAAGCCAATTGAGGCTGACTCATTTTTCCCAGAAGATGAGCAGCAAAACCTCCGCATTGAGGCCTTCGCCAAAAAGATTAAACTTGGCGAGGTAGAAACTCCTAATGCCTACCGCGACAATGACAAAAGCTATCGGTACGCTCACTCAGAGTACCTTAAGTCTTTGCGCGGCAAGAGTAAGTCGGGTATGACCTATCGTTATGCCGGCTTTCAAGATATGGTAGATATGTCATCAGGCATTATTCGCCACTTCTTGGAGCTCGCCTCGCTGATGTACAGCACCAAGCTGGCGGAGGATGATAAACGGCCCATTGAGGAAATCGACGTATCGACTCAAAACAACATCATTCGAAGCTACTCTGAGGAGTTTCTTCAAAAAGAACTCGACAAGCTGGCGGCAGATGAAGCGGCGGTAGGTAGTTCCAATGGCGAGAAGTTGAAGAACCTCATTCACTCCATGGGGGGCATGTTTCAAGTTATTCTCTACTCCGACGCCTCACAACGCCGCGTTTTCTCAATAGCCCTCACCGATGCGCCTGACCCCGACATTGAGGCCGTTTTAAAATTAGGTGTTCGCTACGGCTATCTGCATCAAAGCACCATCAGTAAGCGAGAAGGCACGGGCCGCACTAAGCGCTATACACTGAGCCGGCGGCTCGCCCCTTCTTTTCAGCTCATCGCGCAAAGCTTCGCCGGTGACCAGTTTATTGGCAATGATGACCTACGAGCAGCCATGCGCGATTCTAAATCGTATGTAGCATCGTTTAAACGTCGAAAACTTTACGCTCAAACTTCACCTGCGCAGCCATCGCTGTTTTCTACTAATGAAGAAGATGAGTAAAGCCCAGCATCACTTTGCACTTTCTGATATTCCAGCGCACTACAGTGAGCCTATCGACCTATTTATCTGTGCGGCCAGCTTCGAGGACCGTAGTCTCTCAGTTGCTCGGCAACTGCCCCCGAGTCAAGTGCGGTCAGTCCTCGTCTGCTCTAATACAGGCATTCAAGGTGATAATGCTACTCAGCAGCATAAGAACTTCTTATTAAATAAGTTCGGACTCAATACGCTGACAGCGAGTTTACCAGTTGATAACCCGCTACTAATTGCGGACAATATCGCAGCCAAGCTTGACGCACTACTTCTGAGCCGGCCAACACCACTACGTCTGTGCTTGGTTGATATCACTGCCTTCACTCAAGAAGCATTGCTCATTCTACTGCAGCTTGTTGTTCGTAAGCTAGGGGGAACGGGCTGTGAAATAGATTTTATCTATACTGCAGCGAACGACTATTCGGTAAATGAGGGTGTAAAATCAAAGAAGTGGCTAAGCAGTAGCATCGGTGCTATACGTTCTGTACTAGGGTATTCAGGAGAATTTGACCCAGCAAAACCCTTGCACTTAATCATTTTAATGGGTATTGAGGTAGACAAAACCGTAAAACTGATTAATACACTAGAACCTGCTAAGCTCTCCTTTGGGCTTGGTCGCAAGTACACTTCTGTAAAGCTTGGTCATACAGAGTTAAGCCAATTAAACTACGATAAGCTACCAATTGCCCGCAGTGCTACGGATAGCTTTGCTTTTTCTTGCACAAGCCCAAGTCAGACTTTTAAAGACTTAGCTAATTACATTGCTAAGTTTCCAGAGTATAATACGATTATTGCTCCTCAAAATACCAAGCTATCTACAATGGGTGCTGGATTGTTTGCCATGGAGAATCCAGACGTTCAGCTATGCTATGCTCCCGCTAATAAGTATAATATTGACGGATACTCCGCGCCTGATGATTTCTGCTATATATATAGCAGAAAATTTAAGAAGCCGAGTGGCATGATAGATTAAAGGAAGCCACTGGCTCATACCTATCTTATGGAAGCCATCTGCAAGCTGCGCCTCAACCAGCTCACCCACCGCCGGGACGGCCAGCGCTTGCAGGCCGCCTGCCGTATATGAAAATTTCCCGCGCCCTGCAGCGCGACAAGCTCAACGCCGAGGGCCTGGCCCCCATCCGCCTGGTGGTGAGCTGGGAGGGCAAACGCCTGCGCCTGGGTACCGGTTGCTTAGTAAAGCCCGAGCACTGGGACGCCAAAACCCAGCTCGTGAAGGTGCAGCCCGGCACCCAGCATACCACCCTCAATCCACGCCTGACCAAGGCCAGCCACGCCGCCGGCGAGGCCCAGGAAAAGGCCCTGCGCGAGGGCCGGCTGCTACCCGAGGCCGAGCTACGCGCCGCCGTCGAGGCCTCGCTACGCCTAGCCCCCACTGAGCAGGCGCCCCAGGCTACGGCGGCGGAAACGAGCAGCTTCGAGGCGCTCTACCGCGCCTGGATGGCCGAGCACATCAACAAACCGCGCGGGCGCACCGGCAAGCCCCTGTCGAAAACGGCCCGCGCCGGTTTTGAGGCCACGCTGCAGCGGTTCCTACAGTATGAGCAGGCCCGCGGCCGGCCGTTGCGCGTCGAGGAGCTGGACACGGCCTTTTACCAGGACTTTCGCACTTACATGCTCGAGGGGCTAGGCCAAGGCGTCAATACCTTCGGCAAGCACATCAGCAGGCTCAAGACCTTTCTGGACTGGGCCGAGACGGAGCGCGACCTACCCGTGCACCGCCACGCCCGCAAGTTTGTGGCCGCTAGCGAAAAGGGCCAGGTCGATGCGCTCACCGAAAAGGAGCTGCGCGCCATCGCTGAGCTCGACTTCGCCGAGCCCGCCACCCGCGCCCAGCTGGAGCTGCTGCGCGTCGAGCTGGGCCGCTCCACCGGCAAGCACCAGGACGCCGAGTCGGTCGAGGCCTGGGTGAGCCACGTGGAGCTGGCCCGCGACAAGTTCTTGCAGTGCTGCTACACGGGCCTGCGCATCTCGGACGCTAACCGGGCGGCCTGGCGCGACGTGCGCGGCAACCTACTCGTGCTGCCCGGCATTGCCAAGAGCGACGTCACGGTCTACATCCCCTTCTACGACGACGACTTGTTTAAGCCCGTGGCCCTCTCGGAGCGCTACGAACACCGCTCGCCGCTCGACCTGCTCGTACCCGACTGCTACCGGGCCAACGAGTTTTTGAAGGTGGTGCAGCGCCTGGTGGGCCTCACGCGCCTGAACCTGACCACTAAGATTGGCCGCAAGACCTTTGTCACGCTCAAGCTCTACCAGGGCGTGCCGGCGCGCACCATCATGCAGGCCACCGGCCACCAGACGGAGGAGGCCTTCAACGCCTACGTGGGCGTAGACGAGTCGGAAATCGTGCAGAATTTCATGAAAAAGTCGCCTCGGCGCCGGGCGGCGTAG